CACTTTCTTTTGCTTTTCTGAGTAACAACCCTACATATAGTATTAGGAAATCTATTAGATGTTACTCTATTAATAGTAACATACCCTACTGCTGTTCTACCCTCTAAGCTTTGGTTTCTACTCTCAAAATAAATATTATTAGCTAAACAAAATATTTCATTTTTGTCGTTAGACGTCATGTAAACTTCTGCATTCACTGACTGGCTAGATATAGCTAATAGTACTGCTGTTATTGCTTTTTGAAAAACCATCCTCTATCCTTTAAATACTTGGCTTGTTTTACACAGGCATTGTATGTTCTGTCTGGAAAAAGCTCTTCCAATTCTAATCTGGAGCTTTGATGATACACTTTACTCAGCAGCTTTCGCTCATCATGAGTCCATGGTCTTTTTATATATTTTTTCATAGAAACCTGTATGAATATATTTAAAATGTAGTATAGAACATTTCACCTGAAAAGTCAAGAAGAATTTTTAGCTAACAAAAAATTTTTCTTGACTTTCACTTCATATTTATGTATAATAGTATAAATTCACAAGAACATATCTCGGAGATATAGTATGTTTTTCGGCGTCGACACAATTATTTTTGTTTTTTGCTTAATAGGCTGCGGGATTACTACGTGGAGCCTAGGGCATAGAGATGGGGTGGAAGATGCCGTTCAATATTTTATTGATAACGGAGTTATAGATGTGGATGAAGATATAGAAGACTGATATGTCTATAACTATCAAAATAATATAACTATTGAGTACCGAAAGGGCTCACGCCTAGCGAAAGCAGGCTAAGATCATAAAATGAGGAGACATTTATGACAAATTCAAGATTAGGTATGGCAGACTTAAACAAAGTATTGTTTGGTTTTGACCGTTTCATGAACAACACGGCACTGTTCCAAGAGAACTTTGATGGTACTTATCCTAGATTTAACATTTTATCAAATACTGAAAGTGGTAACAAAAGGATTGAGATTGCTGTGCCCGGATGGAATAAAGCGGATATCGAAATATTCCTTCACGAGGGTGTTCTAACTGTAGAGGGCAAAAAGAAGTTAGATACAAAAGAAGAATCTGAAACATATGTTTACAAGGGCTTAAGTGGTAAAGCGTTTAAAAGAGTCTTTGGCGTTCCTGAACACGTTCATGTAGTTTCCGCTTATTGTGAGCGGGGCCTGCTTTGCATTGATTTGCATGAAGAAGTCCCTGAAGCATTGCAACCGAAAAAAATTGCAATTACTTAGGAGAAACGTGTGAGAGATATTAACAAGGCTGATATGGTAGAGTTAATGGCAACGATCATAACTGTATTATTAGTTCCTGTTGGGTTAATAGGACTTATCTTTACGCCTTTAATGGCGTAAGATAGAGATGGGGGGCGTAAGTCCCCCTATTTTAAGGTGTGATAGTATGGCACTACAAATTTTAGGGGGCTTAATCTCCTCTGTAGCTGGACTAGGGAAAACCTATATAGAAGGCAAAAATGCTGTAAGCAAAGCTAAATCTGAAGCACAAGCGGCAGTAATAGTTAAAGCAGCAGAAAGTGAGGCAGACTGGGAAAAGATCATGGCAGAGAATAGTGGTCAATCTTGGAAAGATGAGTGGTTGACTCTTCTATTTAGTATTCCTTTAATTATGGCTTTTTTGCCAAGCATGGTTCCCTATGTAAAAGAAGGCTTTATAGTATTAGAACAAATGCCTGACTGGTACCAGTACACTCTAAGTGTAATAGTTGCTGCTTCCTTCGGGGTAAGATCAGCAGTAGGGCTTATGAAGGTTAAGAAATAGATATGTATTACAACAAAGAATTAGATAAAGATAAATTAGAAGCACAATTGAAGATTGATGAGGGAGTACGATATGAGGTCTATCTTGACCATCTTGGGTATCCTACTTTTGGTATTGGTCATCTTATTTGTGAAGATGATCCGGAATATGGCTACTCTGTTGGTACAAAAGTATCAGAAGAGCGCGTTGCGGAAGTATTTCAAAAAGACTTAGATTTAGTATTGGAAGATTGCAAGATACTATATAAAAATATTTGGGAGGGGTTCCCTTCAGAGGTAAAAGCAATTTGTGCTAATATGATGTTTAATCTAGGCCGTACTCGACTAACTAAATTTAATAACATGAGATTAGCACTCGCAGCGGGGTCATGGAAGCTCGCAGCTGTAGAGATGCAAGATAGTAAGTGGTACTACCAAGTAGGAGACCGTTCTAAAAGACTAGTAGCTCGAATGAATAGCGTATAATGTATTTATGCGTATGTAATAAAATAACTGAAAAAATGCTAGAAGAAAACTCTTCTTTAGCCCATAAAATAGGGAGTAAATGCGGAATATGTATAAAGGATCAAAAGATAATAACGGAACAAATAACGTATCTAAGGGAGCAGAGCAGTTAGATGCCTGTTACCAAGGGCTTTTCTATTGCCATATTCGCGAAGAGTTTCATAGGTGGCCCGAACATATTAGCTTTTACACTAGCAAAAGAATCTAGATAGGTAGAAGGAAGAACCCATGTTGCCTTGCCCTTTTTGTAGAAACCCTTTAGGCTTCTCACTTGACTTCATAATAAAAAATCCTATATCTGCCTGTCCGGGGTGTAAAACAGTATTCAACTTTGCTGTTGAAGATGATATCAAGAGTAAAATGAATAAGGCGCTGCATGAAATTGAAACCGTAAAAAAGCGTTACCAAGGTTTGGTAAAATTTAATTAAGGATATAAATGGCTAATATAGCGAACAAATTTGTCGGTCTTCCGATTGAGCAGTTGATTACTGCCCCAATTATCGGCATGGCAAAGGGTCAAGCACAACTTAACGATGTTACTTGGCAATACATTCAAGAAGTAGCATTTACAAAAGACGAAAAAACAGGCAAGACAGTAGCACGTTCTCTCGATGTAGAGATGAACCGAGTTATGACAGATGGCGACACTGGGGAGCAATCAGTACAAACTTTGTACAGTAAAGTTCCAATGTTACCTTTGGTACCTCTGCCCTCCCTTGCAATCACATCAGCAGATATTAGTTTCATGATGGAAGTGCAAACTTCTAGTCAAGATACTAGTTCGGTTGATACAGAAAGTGAGATAAAAGCGTCTATTTCTGGCGGCTTCTGGGGAGCGAAGTATAAAGCTTCTATCTCTGGTAAAGTATCCACCAGTAAAGAAAGTATTCGAAAAACTGATAATACTGCAAAGTATGAAGTAGCCGTGCACGCGGAACAACTACCCCCTACTGAAGGTATGTTAAAATTATCTGATTACTTGACACAAATGCTTGAACCTTCTTTAATTCCACTGACGCAAGACCCTAACGGCGGCTAAACTACACTAAATTCTAGGATAAGAATATGTCAAAATTAAGTATTGAAGAGCTAGTTTCCGGACTGTTGGAAAGTGCGATGGTAGCCCAAAGCATTAGTCAAAAGCAACATATCAATTCATTAAAAAATTACTTTAATGATGACGGTACTCCCAAAGTAGTCTCATTCCAAGTTGATGGTAGGCACATAGATTTCCCTCTTTATATTCTAGCAGATCATGGGTCTGTTGGACTAGATAAGTTAGATATTGAATTCGAAGCTAGGTTATTATTTGGCCAAAGTGGGGATGAAGTATCTCAAGTAAAGAAAGATGTTATGGGTTTATTCAAAGAAAAGGGAGATTCTTATAAGCATAATATTAAATCTATTACTGTAGACAGTTCAAAATCTGAAAATTCTGGTGTTGCAAAAATTAAAGTACGTTTTAAAGCAGACGAGAGGCCGGAAGCTGTATCCCGGCTTCTCGATTTATACATTAATAGTTTAGAAGATCCTACAAAAAGATAAAAATAACATTAAGGAGAGGAAAAACATGGAATTGAATAAGTTGAAACAATTAGTAATTACTATGGAAGAATGTGGTGAATTAATTCGTGCCTGCTCCAAAGTGTTAAGACACGGGACTGAAGAGGACCCTAAGTATCTACAAAATCTTACTGAAGAAATAGCGGATGTTATCGCTATGACACGTATGCTTAGAACAGCTTACCATATAGATAGTAGTAACTTAGAAGATTTAGTTCAGAAAAGATTAACAAAAATGAAACAGCAGGGATATAACTAATGTTTAGCTTAGTCGTACTATTTTGGATTCTCATTCTAGCATTATGTTCTGGGTCTGTATATTTAGATAGAAGAGACGAAGAAAATCTTTGACATTTTAGTCAAAATCTTATATAATAACATTTCAACTAGCGGGAGTATACCAAAATTAATCTGTTTTATTTAGATGAAGACCTCGATCTTTGTGCCCAGTATCATGTGGATAAACACGTAAATAAAATGATATTAGAAGCTGCACAGCTTATATGCACAAATCTATGGATAGACCATTTATTTGGTTTCGTGCCCCGACCTATAACAAAAGAAGAAAACACAGTGCTGCAGACTACTCGCAAAGAGCAGAAAGAACTTCCTATGGAAGCACGTGTGTTCCCTTATCTTCCTACAATGCAAAACCACCCCTCAGCTGTATGGGTGCGTTCTTCTTTAGAAAATTTTTGTTGGACACATAACTATGCAAATGCACTAGGAAGCGAAGCCCATTATAGGTATGGCAGCAATCATAAGAGCTTAGAGATGATTAATAATCTTCCAGAGCCAAAAAATATGGAAGACCAGGGCTTTACTCAATTCGCCCTTGCAATGACAGAAGAATTGAAAGATTACGATAATCCTATAGATTCTTATAGAATGTTCTATATGCTAGACAAAGGTACTATGGCTGAGTGGAAATATAGAGACAAGCCCCATTGGTGGGACGAAGAATTATGTGATTATGAAACTAGAATTAGTAGGAGATAAATAGTGACAAAAGTAAATCTAGTAGGAATGACAACACCAAGTGCAAGTACAGGCTGCCATTCAGCAGCAGAGTTAATTGCTTACACTGCTAGGGTTAGTAACCCTAATAATCAAAATAATGCCAAAACAGCTAGCAAGCTTTTAGGGTATTTGATTAGAGAAGGCCACTGGTCTCCTTTTGAGATGGTAAGTGTAACTATGGAGATAGAGACGACTAGAGATATTGCAAGGCAGATTCTGCGTCATAGGTCGTTCTCTTTTCAAGAGTTTAGCCAAAGATACGCAGATCCTACCAAAGATCTAGACTTTAGCACTAGAGCTGCAAGGCTACAAGATATAAAAAACAGGCAAAATAGCATACCCTCAGACAATGATGGACTAGAGGTTGCATGGCATCAGATACAACGAGAGGTAATCAGAGCGTCTAGTGAGGCATATAAGTGGGCTATTGATAAAGGTATTGCCAAAGAGCAGGCAAGAGCTGTATTACCAGAAGGAAATACTATAAGCCGCCTATATATGAGCGGAACTCTTCGTTCTTGGATTCACTATTGTGAATTGAGACGTTCTCACGGTACCCAAAAAGAGCATACGGATGTCGCCAATATTGCCTGGGAGATATTAGGCGTACACTTTCCTGATATTATTAAAGCGGTGCAGGAGAATGAATACAATGTCTAATATAAAAAACAGAAGAACTAATGATTCTATTACTGGTTCATATGATAGACGGAAAAAGACCGAGTTTAGCTGGGAGACTACAGATCGCACATCCTCTATGCTCGACTTCTGCTATAAACTATGCACAACTACTATGGTTGTATCAATATTACTAATGGGATTATTTTTAATATTATGAGCGATGGAAAAAAGTTTGACTCAGAAAAACCCAGAATGTACCTACTGCCTCCTAAAGCTACTATAGAAGTAGCAAATGTTTTGACTTTTGGAGCAAAAAAGTATGATGAACAAAACTGGAGAAAATTAGATAATCTACAAAATAGATATACTGGTGGTGCACTTCGGCACATATTTGCACATATTGATGGAGAAACTCAAGACGAGGATTCTGGGCACAGTCACTTAGCCCATGCAATATGCTGTCTATTATTTAAATTGGAGATAGAATTAGAAAATGGGAAGAGTTAAGAAAAAAGATTACGAGGATCTGACGGATACCAATATTCAGAAAGTTATAGGCTTAATGAACACGGAGACGGAGAAACCAATAACTAAAAAACAAGCGTGTGATATTCTAAATATAGCTTACAATACTACTAGGCTAGATAAAATTATATCAGAGTATCTAGACCATAAAGAGTATGTCCTAAGACGAAAAAGTGTTAATAAAGGTAAAAAAGCAACGGCTGGAGAAATTAATAGTGCTATTAGTGACTATTTAAGTGGAGATAGTATTTCTGTTATTGCTAAAAGTCTTTATAGGTCTCCTTCTTTTGTTAAGAATATTATAGAAAAGTCCGGAGTACCTCAACGTCCTAATAAGAGAGCTGAGCGATTACAGCCAATGTATCTGCCTGAGGAGTGTGTAGCCGACTCCTTTGTTAAAGGACAGATTGTTTGGTCCGCCAAATACTACAGCGCCGCTGAAGTACTAGATGAAATTTCTGTAGACTATCAAGCTGAGAAGCTAGGCTACAATGATACAGACTATGAAAAGAAGTATTCAAGTAAAAGCTACTCTATCTACGTAATGAAACCTATAGCTACTAGTGATGAATTTTTAGTACAAGGACCAAGTATGGGCGGCTTCTATGCCTTTGCATTAGCCTGCGAATTAGGAAGTCTAGAACACCTTAAAGAACACGGAATTGACTTATCACGTATCTAAAAAAATCTCTTGACATTTATATAAAATTCTTCTATAATATATTTTTATGAAGAGAGGAAACCAGTGGGCGACCGATTTTATATGCAACAATTAGAAACTCTGGGCACTTGTCCAGGATATTATGGAAAACCAAAAAGGAAAAGACCAATGGCGTGGGATGACGACAAAAAAGCACAAGCAGTATCAATGTATGAAGAAGCTGCCCCTACCCCCGAAACCTCAGTAGAGATCGTAAAAGATATCGCTGATGAAATAGGAGAAACTGCAAATGGTGTAAGAATGATTCTTACCAAAGCAGGAGTCTATATCAAGAAAACCCCAGCTACTGGAGCATCTAAAGCTCCGTCTAGCACTGGTGGCACACGAGTATCAAAAGCAGCAGCTATTGAAGCTCTTAGTCAAGCACTAATTGATGCAGGACAAGAAGTAGATGAAGATGTTGTTAGTAAATTAACAGGTAAAGCGGCACAATTCTTTACTGGAGTTGTAACAGCCCTTAACACTTAATAGTTTTTCTCCAAAGCAGCCCTGAAGCCCCCGTCAGAAATGGCGGGAGGTTTCCCTATATTCAGTACGGCAAAAGATTTTGCTAACCTGCTTTATAGGAGCAAACTGTGAAGAAAGAAGAACTGACGCACTTAATGGGTCTCTATGGTGATGCTGTTATCACCTATAGAAGTCAGAACTCGAATAAACTAAAGTATAATGTGTGTACTCTAGAGTTCAGTATTGATTATATCCAGAAAAAGAAAAATAGGGCTAAAGAAACTGATGATACATTATTAATGTTTTGTTGGGATACTGATTCTTTTCGGTTAATGAAA